ACGACAATTTCGTTTTGCGGTTTTTCGATACTTTCTCTTACCGGCTCAGAACCTTCTGTTTCAGTAATTTTATCTTTTCCAAGTTTTCCGCTAGAGATGGTTTCTTTTTCCCCAGCTGTTCTGTTTTCGTCAGCTTGGTAGATAACTGTAAACGGAATCTCTTCGAATCGAACTGTTGATTGAGGGGAAGATTTGGTTCCGATTTTCACGACATGCTCAACTGGCTCGATTGTTTCCGTTACGGTGTTCGCAGTAATGTTTCCAGTTTTGGTATCCAGTGTGTAGGTCGTAGTGATGGTTTCCTTGCCTTCTTTCCCTTGAGTGACGGTCTCTATGTGTCCTTTTGGCAATTCAGGGTCTTCTACGGTAGTTGTCTTGTATTTCAAGACGTTGGTTACAACAACTGGTTTTGTACCGACAGCGACAATTTCGTTTTGTGGTTTTTCAAGGACTTCTCTTACCGGTTCAGAACCTTCTGTCTCAGTAATTTTTGCCTTTCCAAGTTTTCCGCTAGAGATAGTTTCTTTTTCCCCAGCCGTTCTGTTTTCATCGGCTTGATAGATAACTGTAAACGGAACATCTTCAAAACGAACTGTTGTTTGAGGGGAAGATTTGGTTCCGATTTTCACAACTTTTTCGACTGGTTCAATTGTTTCCGTTACGGTGTTCGCAGTAATGTTTCCAGTTTTGGTATCCAGTGTGTAGGTTGTAGTAATGATTTCCTTGCCTTCTTTACCTTGAGTGACGGTCTCTGTGTGTCCTTTTGGCAATTCAGGGTCTTCTACGGTAGTTGTCTTGTATTTCAAGATGTTGGTTACAACAACTGGTTTTGTACCGACAGCGACAATTTCGTTTTGTGGTTTTTCAAGGACTTCTCTTACTGGCTCAGAACCTTCTGTCTCAGTAATTTTTACCTTTCCAAGTTTTCCGCTAGAGATGGTTTCTTTTTCCCCAGCCGTTCTGTTTTCGTCGGCTTGATAGATAGTTGTAAATGGAATCTCTTCAAAACGAACGGTTGTTTGAGGGGAAGATTTGGTTCCGATTTTCACAACTTTTTCGACTGGTTCAATTGTTTCCGTTACGGTGTTCGCAGTAATGTTTCCAGTTTTGGTATCCATTGTGTAGGTTGTAGTAATGATTTCCTTGCCTTCTTTACCTTGAGTGACGGTCTCCGTGTGTCCTTTTGGCAATTCAGGGTCTTCTACGGTAGTTGTCTTGTATTTCAAGATGTTGCTTACAACAACTGGTTTTGTACCGACAGCGACAATTTCGTTTTGTGGTTTTTCAAGGACTTCTCTTACTGGCTCAGAACCTTCTGTCTCAGTAATTTTTGCCTTTCCAAGTTTTCCGCTAGAGATAGTTTCTTTTTCCCCAGCCGTTCTGTTTTCATCGGCTTGATAGATAGTTGTAAATGGAACATCTTCAAAACGAACGGTTGTTTGAGGTGAAGATTCGTAGCGCCAGTAACCTGTATAGAAATGCTGTTTAGCAGTACTTTCAGAATCAAGTTCCCATCTGTCAAAGACCCATCTTCCATCCCCATCTACAACTATTTCAGTAATCGCTTCTGGTTGTGGAATCGCTTGATTAGGACTTTCCTTATCTTCTGGCAATAAATCTTCGACTTCACTTGGCAATATCTTATCAAGTTCTACGGATTCAAAATAATATCCTGCTGAGTAAGGCTGATGATAGATGTAATTTCCGTCTTTGTCCATTTTAAGTATTTCATCCAGCGGTATTAGCTTGACTGAAAGGCCACTTTGTTTAGAAGCAATAGTGACAAATGTCTTACCGTCTGATTCAGAGAAATTCATATCTTTGCGTTTAAACTGGATAGTCGCTTGTCCGTCTAAATCTTGTAAGGCTAATTGTCCCTTATCTGTGAATCCTAATATTCCATCTCCTTTAAGTGATTGGAAACGAGCTTCTAAATCTCCCAAATTTATTTGGCTACCAGTTTCTACTGTTAATGCCTGTTGGATTGGATTGAGTGATTGGCTGTTTAGGGAGATAAAGGAATTGTTTTTTACTATGAGATTTGAGATGTTTTTTAACTCTACATTACTTGCTTTGCTATTATTAAAAATAAGGGTTACCTGATTGGTTTCAGGTGCTTGGAATTTATTGACCTGATTACTTTCGGAAGTGATTGTAACAGGAGAAGGTGTAGTCACTTCGACACCGTTTTTAATTTGTGTACCATTTGCAATCGCAATATCTGCGGCATTTTGGACGGTCATCTTATCGAAAACAGTTTCATTTGTATTTAAAATTTTCAAACTGGATTCACGCTTATCAGTTGTATCTGCTGATGAACCTATGGTAAGACTAGGGCGTTTATCAGTTTGACGATTGGATATAAGAGTGGATACATGATCCATTGTCACTTGACCATCTATGTAGATGTTTCCAGGGACATTGCTTTCTGTTAAAGCATGAATACTTAAATTACGTAGGGTAACGTTATTTGAAATTTGAATACTCTCATTAAAAATAATCGCATTTTCACTGCTATCACTCTCAATGGTAACTGCTTTATTGATGACGAGTGGAGTTCGCTCGGTGGCATTGCCGACCAGTTTGATGATAGTACCATCTGTAGCTTTCTGCAAGGCTTCAGCCAAACTTCCCATAGGGGTATCTTCTGTCAGTCCTTGTCCGTTTCCGCCATTTTTTACATAGATAATGTCAGATTGTTTTGGTGCTTCAAAGATACTAGTTTCTAGATTGTTAAACTGTAGAGCTTTGTTTAGAATATCTAATTTAACTTTACGGACATTAGTTGCTAACCGAGCAACTGAAGCATTTTGAGCTGCTTGGTCTAGCTGCGATTGGGTAATAGTGGAACGACTGTTAAGAAGACTGTTAACTGAATTTCGATAGGTGGTTAATACTGCTAAGTCAGCTTTTATAGCTGTTTCTAACGCTTTCTCCAATTGGCTAGTTTGCCACAATTGATTAACCGGTTCCTTATCTTCTAACCGTTTGTATTGTGTTTTTTTGAAACTAGCCCAATCTGAATATTCGTTTCCTAGGATTGCTTTAAAAGCTTCTGAGTCGCTATTGTATCTGTTACTAATGTAACTTATAAAGGCATCCCAGCCTTTCCATGCCAATATTTCATATGCATGTCGCTTGAAAGAGATATCTCCAACGGTATTATTGCCACTTGGAGCCTCTGAAGCACCGTAGAAGCTTTCTAGAAGTGGGACATGATCATATTGGTTATGACTTAATTCTGTTAGAATAGGGGAAATTCCACGAGGGATAAACTGACCACTGACTGCATCTTGGTCAACCAAATCATTGATACTGCTAGGTTTAGTAAGTGGAGCAGCTGTTAAATACCCAAACGGGATAAAGGCATCATTGGTAGAAGGGAGACTGGTGGTTGTCGTGCTAGTGTTAGAAGTGGTATTGCGAGGTACTTGGACGACCTTATTGAAATAAGTAGCTAATTCATTCTCTGCTAGGGATTTTAAAGCAACCCTTGCTTCGACTGCTTCTAAATAAGCAATTAAATCGACCAGGTTTTTGGTATAATTGGCCAACTCTTCTGTAGAAGTTTGAGGTGTTAATGCTTGAGTACGATTAGAACTTTCAGCAATAGTGAGAGCGGTATTCAAATTAAAGACAGGTTTGTACTCACCAGGAACACCGTTTTGTGTGTTATCGATGACTTCAAATAAACCTCTTGCATACACTTCAGGTCCTTGACCAGCTCGTCGACCTTCTTTTCGATAAGTTCCACCGAACAACCTAGCCTCATCGTTTGTATGAGTCATTTCGTGAGTGAACAGTGCGACACCTGAAAGGTTACTGTGCATAAAGCGTGTCTCGTAGGCTTTAATCATATTTTCACCGTTTGCAACACCTCCTAGTCCAACTCCTGAACGAACATAATTTTCCCAGAGATTCATTGGAGAGAAGAAGTTGAGTACCGCAGAATGTGCAGAAGTGCCTTCGTTAGGTGACCAAGTGTGTGCTTTGGTGGTCTCGTTATAGACATTCATCGTATCGACTGCTAGTGTAAATGGAATAGTTGTACTATCTTTTTTAGCAGAGTTAAGGAAAGTCAACCAATTTTCTTGGTAGGTAAGGATTTTTTCGAAGAAAGTAGATGTAGGTTGTTGTACCCCACGTTCCTTGCTGTAGTTTTTCAACTCAGGGTACAGGTCTGTATACGAATCTAAAAGTCCAAGAGTCAAACTATTGCTAGTACCCGCAACGTAAATTCCTCTTCCTTGTGAGAGGATAGGGAGAATGTAATCTGGCTTATTTGTTTTCAATAAGTCAAATATGGAAATATTTGGGCTAGTTCCAATCAGTGCCTGAGATTGTTCTGTAAAGTAGCTATTGACATCTTTACCTTTTGATTGAGAAATTTTTTCAACCAATTCAGCCGTAGAATTAGTACCGGTATATTGGCTAATTAGGCGTTCCTTGAACTGATTCTGATTGAGATTTAAAGCAAGCGATCGTTTATCTGTAATACGCCCACCATAAGCCATCAATCGGTCATAGGCACTTGTTTGGTCTGCTTGGATATTACCAATTGTGTGGGGAGTAAAGACAAGAGTTTGTGGTAAATCTTTTTCAAAGGAGTATTGCTGCTGGAGGTATAGGACACCACGATACAGTTGACTAAGATTATTTTTTAGAGTTTCAACTGTAAGTCCTGATTTTTCCGTAAGTAGCTGACCATTGTTATATGCAAGTAGTTGTTGGAAAGTGTTTTTCGCCTCAGGCGCAAGAGCTTCAATACTTGCATCTTCGTAGAGGTTTTTGTTCGCTTCAATCAGTGCTAATTTTCTTGCTTCTTCTACTTTTTCAGAATCAGAGAGATTTTTGTATTTTTCATCAGCCTTCACTTTTTTGATGAGTGGAACCAAATATTTCATTGTATCAGAGGTATTTAAACTCTCTTTAGGTTTCACAACATCTAGTAAAGCTACTTTATCAGCGCTAGTTTCAAAGTTTGTGAGAATGAGGTTGTTAAGAGTTTGTTTCTCTTCAGCGTTTAGAGATGCTATCGTTTTAGACTGAGGGATGCTTCCTTTTTCGATTGCTTGGATTGCAGTATCATCAGTGGAAACAGCTGTTGTTGGGGCTGTATTTGTATTTGCTGCTGTGCGAAGTGCAGTACTTCCTTCGATTGTACCAGCCGGCTCTTCTGAAAGGCTGGTTTCATTTGTTTCTGATTCAGTGGATAGTTCAGGAGTAGAAATAGTAGATGGCTTACTCGCTGTTTCCACAGTTTCGAGGGAGGCACTTGTTTGTGAACTGTCTTCAGTATCAGAAGAGCTTGAAGGGGCTACCTCATTTTTACTGTCATTAGTGTTGCTGACAAGAGGGGCTACTTCAGGTTGTTCTTCTCTAGTCTTGTTTAATGCAGGATCTTCGTCGGTGTTTCCTGTATCTTGTTCCGCTTTTTCATTCACTAACGTTTCAACTGAATCTGCAGTTTCACTTCCGTCAGCTTCTACCTTGTCAGTTACAAAAGCTACAGTATCCTTTTCATCAGCTGCAACTGTAATACTTGCTTGAGCAAGAAAAGTAAAACCGATGCAAATAGAGACAACACCGATTGATAATTTTTTTATTGTAAATCGCTGTTTCCGTTCCATATTATTTCCCCTTTTCTAGTTTATGTTACATTACTTAAAGTGTAGCAAAAATATAGCACTTTCGCAAATAGAACACCTTGAGGAAACTGCCTTCTAGCGGTTGCTACTTCATTTTTATTTGTTGTGAAAGAATGGTATAATAAATGAAATAACATATTTGCAATAAGGGCTATATACTTAGTGATTTTGGAGATAATTAGAGGTAATAATGCTAGTAATTGAACAGATTGAAAAATTAAAAAAAGAGAAGTTAGGTTCCTTGACCGTTCTATGCGGTGAGGATGTTGGACAATATCAGATTGCAAAGGATCTATTGTTGCGACAGATTGATTTCGATCCTGCAGACCTTAGTTTTGCCTATTTTGACATGTCAGAAGCTGATTATAGTCAGGTGGATTTGGATTTGGTTTCTCTCCCATTTTTTTCAGACGAAAAAGTTGTCATACTGGATTATTTTTCTGATTTGACCACAGACAAGAAGCGGCATTTGACGGACGATGAGCTTAAACAGTTTGAGGCTTATTTGGAAAATCCTGTCGAAACAACACGTTTGATTATCCTAGCTCCAGGAAAGTTAGATAGCAAACGACGCCTGGTTAAACTCCTCAAGCGAGATGGACTAGTATTAGAAGCAAATCCTCTGAAGGAGATGGATTTGAAAAATCATTTCCAAAAGGAGATAATGTGTCTTGGATTGCAGATGGGAGGAGAGGTTTTTCAATATCTCCTTGTTAAGTCTAATTTTGAGTTTGCTGAAATCAGTAAGAACCTAGCTTTTCTTCAATCTTATAAGGGACAAGAGTTGATTACCATGGCAGATATTGATGCTGCTATTCCAAAGACCTTACAAGATAATATTTTTGACCTGACACAAATGGTACTCCAGTCCAAAATGGATGAGGCACGTCAACTGGTGCGCGATTTACGATTACAGGGTGAAGACGAAATCAAACTAATCGCCATTATGTTGACCCAATTTCGGACGTATTTGCAGGTTCAAATGCTTCAAGAACAGGGCAAGAGTGAGTCGCAAATGGTGGCAGAATTGTCAGAAATCATGGGAAGGAAAGTTAATCCTTATCAGATCAAATTTGCCCTGCGTGATTCACGCCATCTGTCCATTGGATTTTTGAAAAAAGTTGTTCGATTATTGATAGAAACAGATTATCAAATCAAGACAGGACGGTTTGATAAGGATTACTTGTTTGAACTTACATTGTTAAAAATTGCAACGAGTTAAGTGTCTGATTAGTAGTTTCAGACAAATAAATTGAAAAGGCTCTCACATTGGAGTAGAATAGAACTATCACTTAGTATAGGAGAAAACGAAAATGGCAATTATTTTACCAGACCTTCCATACGCATACGATGCCTTGGAACCACATATTGATGCAGAAACAATGACCCTGCACCATGACAAGCACCATGCAACTTATGTTGCAAATGCTAATGCAGCCCTTGAAAAACACCCAGAAATCGGTGAAGACTTGGTAGCACTTTTGTCAGATGTGGAGCAAATTCCAGCTGATATCCGTCAAGCCCTTATCAACAACGGTGGCGGTCACCTTAACCATGCACTTTTCTGGGAATTACTTTCACCTGAAAAAACAGACATTTCAGCAGAATTGGCAGCCGATATTGATGCGACCTTTGGTTCATTTGATGCCTTCAAAGATGCCTTCACAACTGCAGCAACAACTCGCTTCGGTTCAGGCTGGGCTTTCTTGGTTGTCAACAAAGAAGGCAAGTTAGAAGTTATCTCAACTGCTAACCAAGACACACCAATCATGCAAGGTTTGAAACCAATCTTGGCATTGGATGTTTGGGAACATGCTTATTACCTCAACTACCGTAACGTCCGTCCAAACTACATCAAAGCCTTCTTTGAAGTAATCAACTGGGACAAGGTTAACGAACTTTATAAAGCAACTAAATAAGAACAGTTCTCTTCCGTTTGGAAGAGATTTTTTAGTTGCGAAGAGTATTTTGGAGAGAACTGTGTATGGGAAGAGGGATGATTTTTCGTATTATGGATAAAAACAACAAGATATTTTCAGAAAAATGATGTAAAAGTAAGAATAAACGAATATTTTTATAATTTTTTGTTATAAATGACTGATTTGATATTGAAAAGCCGTAAAAAAAGGATTATTATAGATATGTCAATATGAAAAAAATAGAAGGAGCATTGTTTTGCTTATGAAAAAGAATATTCGGTTGAAAAGCAGTGTACTAGCTCTTGTAGCTGGTTTTAGTGTCATTACAACACAGGCTGTTTTAGCAGATGAATTAGCTGTCCAAATTATGGGAGTTAATGATTTCCATGGTGCGCTTGATACGACAGGGACAGCGCGATTGGAAGGGGAAACAGTTCGGAATGCAGGAACTGCCGCCTTACTTGATGCTTACATGGATGATTCGCAAGCAGAATTTGAAGAAACAGCAGCAGAAACAGAAACACCTGCAGAGTCTATCCGTGTTCAAGCCGGAGATATGGTTGGTGCAAGTCCATCGAATTCTGGACTTTTACAAGATGAACCAACTGTAAAAGTCTTTAACAAAATGGATGTTGAATACGGTACTTTGGGGAACCATGAATTTGATGAGGGACTTGATGAGTATAACCGTATCATGACTGGTGAGGCTCCAAAAGAAGGTCAGTTTAATGAGATTGTAGATAATTATACTCATGAAGCAGCCAAACAGGAGATTGTTATCGCTAACGTTATTGACAAAGAGACGGGTGAAATTCCGTATGGCTGGAAACCGTATGCTATTAAGACTATTCCTGTAAATGATAAAGAAGCAAATATTGGCTTCATTGGTGTAGTTACGACAGAAATTCCTAATCTTGTTTTGAAGAAAAACTATGAGCAGTACACTTTTTTGAATGAGGCAGAGACGATTGCAAAATATGCGCGTGAGTTAGCTGAAAAGGGTGTAAATGCGATAGTTGTACTGGCTCACGTCCCAGCTACAAGCAAGGATGGTGTGGCTGCTGGTGAAGCTGCAGATATGATTGCTAAGCTAAATGAAATCTATCCTGAACACTCAGTTGACCTTGTGTTTGCCGGTCACAACCATGTCTATACAAACGGTACAACAGGCAAAACCTTGATTGTACAAGCTACCTCACAAGGCAAGGCTTATGCAGATGTTAGGGCTGTTTATGATACAGATATTGCCGACTTTAAAGATGTTCCGACTGCGAAAATTATTGCAGTGGCACCAGGGCAGAAAACACCAAGTCCAGAAATTCAGGCGATTGTAGACGAAGCAAATACCATTGTTAAAAAAGTAACAGAGCAAAAAATTGGTACGGCTAGTCAAGCGACAGATATTTCTCGCGAGGTAAATGAATTTAAAGAAAGTGCTGTGGGCAATTTAGTAACATCGGCTCAATTAGCTATTGCTAAGAAATCAGGTTATGATGTTGACTTTGCAATGACCAACAATGGCGGGATTCGGGCAGATTTGAAGGTCCAAGAGGATGGAACAGTTACTTGGGGAGCAGCACAAGCTGTTCAACCATTTGGGAATATCCTACAAGTCGTTCAAATGACAGGTGAGCAGATTTATACAGCCTTAAATCAACAATACGATGAAGGCGAAAAATATTTCCTTCAAATGTCTGGAATTAAATATATCTACACGAAAGCAGATAATCCAACGGAAGAAAATCCATACAAGGTTGTTAAAGCCTTCAAAGAAGATGGAACAGAGATTGTTCCGACAGAAACCTATACACTTGTCATCAATGACTTCCTATTTGGCGGTGGGGATGGCTTCTCGATTTTCAAAGAAGCTAAACTGATTGGCGCTATCAATCCAGATACAGAAGTATTTGTTGAGTATTTGACTGATCTAGAAAAAGCAGGTCAAACCATTAGTGCAACTATTACAGGCAGAAAAGCATTTGTAGAGGAGTACGTAGAAGAAGCAAAAGCAGAAGAAAAAGGAGATGCTGCTGGGACAACTACCGATACGAAAACACCTGAAAAAGCAAACGACGGTGGCGATAGTGTAGCAAATCAGAAAGCAAACGAGCAACCGGCACCATCTGGAAGTATGGCCCCTATTTCAAATAAGAAAACTGAAAAAGCATCAGGAAATCAAACACTTCCAAATACCGGTCAAGAAGCCCTAGGCTCCCTTCTTATTAGCTTGGGTGGCTTAGTTTCACTCGGAATGGCTGTCTCAATGAGACGTAAGGAAGGGGAATAGGAAACAAGCATAAAAACGACAAACTTTCGAAGTACATTCTAGAATTACTTCTTTTGGAGATTATCATGAGAGAAATACATAAAAACAATTGTGTTTCATCTTAGAGTAGGTTCTGCTTTTTGTAAAAATTTGAAAAAAACTTATATAACCTTGCTCTTGCAATCTGCTCTCTTCTAGTGTACAATAGAGAAGCAGACTTCCCTTAGTTAAATGGATATAACAAATTCCTCCTAAGAATTAGTTGCAGGTTCGATTCCTGCAGGGGAGATGAAAATACAGTAAAAACCCTTGATACACAAGGGTTTTTAACTTTCTCGCCCCAAATCCGCCCCAAATTTTTCCATTAAATTTCTGACTTTGGCGAATGATTCTTCTTGTTTTGCCTTGAATAAGTGCGAATATGTTTTCAATGTTTCGGTCGCATCCTTGTGTCCTACTAACTTGGCAATGGTCACAACGTCCACGTCATGATAGATTAGCCAGCTAACGTAGGTATGACGTAAGCCGTGTACATTAAATGTTTGACGTGTCTTTTTCTTTAAAATTTTATTTTCGCCAGTCCCCGTCAATTTGGTAAACAATCTTTTATCTGGATTGTCTATATATCCAACTTTCATGTACTCGTCGTATGCTTTCAGCCACTCACTGTCAAATGGCACATCTCGTTCTGATTGCGGATTCTTAGTAGGTCCCCAACCTTTCTTCTTTCCGTAAACCTTGTAAGTCCTGCGGATTCGTAAACACATATTTTCGCGGTCAACGATAGGCTCTGTAATGCCCGCTGCTTCCGAGAAACGAAGTCCAGTTTTTCCGATAGTGTACAGGAAGAAGTGGGACTGGTACTTGATTGTCTTTCGATAATCTGTGATTAATTGTTCGTATTCATCAAGTTCCAGGTACTTATCCTCCTCTTTCTTGGATTCGACATCGGAGAAAATCTTGACAATTTCGGTAAAATCTTTTTTTAAAATTCCTTGGTGGAGAGCGACTTTAATCGCTGCCCTTATATGCGAGTTGAACCTTTTGACACTATCTTTCACATAACGTTTCGCTAATTCGTTTATAATATTTTGATAGGAAGTAGCGTTTATTCTCGAGAGTTTCGTTTCATGGAAGTATCTAGTAATTAGCTTAAGGGTGTATTCATACTTGCCAAACGTTTCTGGTCCGACATGAGGCTTCTTGTGGATAAGCATCCACTTTTCAAAGTATTCCGCAAGGGTAATGTTCTTATCTTCCGCAACGCCATTGGACAGCTCGATTTCTGCCTGTGAGGCGGCTTGAACAGCCTCTGTCTTGGTTCTGTACCCTGACTTTGATTTCTGCTTGTATGAGCCATCAGGGGCTTTGTAGGAGATACGGTATTCCCAACCGTTATCTCTTTTTCTAAAATATGCCATTGATTTACCCTTTCTAATTTGATAAAATGGGTATAGTAAAGAGACCTACTGCAAAGCAGGTTTTTACTATACGGAATTACCCTACACTCAAGCTTTGGTCGGCGGAGAGTGTGGGGATTTTTTTGTTATTCGATATCTAATTGCAAGACTTCTTTGATTTTTGCTTTTAACTTGTCCAAATCTGTCTGGTCGAGTTGGTAGGCTGGTTTGTAGATTTTCTGGAATAGTGCCTTTCCTGATTTGTCAGTGAGGGGAACTCCAGAGGAGTCTACTTGCTTTTTGGTCTTGTAGATGATTTTGCGTTTGTCAATTTCTTGTATTTTTCGGACATAGGCGTAGGCTTTGGGTTTTGATGGTGTGTCTTGGTATTTGGTATTATCCAGCGTGATACCACCTCGGTACTTTTTACCTGCTTTTTTACCTGTTAATGGTACAGCCAAGAGTGTGCCGTCTGTTTTATCGGGCGGTGTCAGAATGATAGCGTAGTGCTTGCCGTAAAATTCATTTCCGCCTTTTTGTGTGAAATTGACAAGGTAGACTTCTCCTTGTTGGAATGCCATGGTAACTCCTTGATAAAAAAATAAGGTGCACTTAGAAAAGTACACCAGACTGTTTGTCCTTGACGAACAAGGCTTTATAAATAAATATCGTATCCTTGACGAACAAGGCTTTTGACTAACCTCATTATACCAAAATGAGTGAAATAGTCAAGGATATTTATTTCTGGTGTTGAATTTACCTCTCCCTATACACCTCCACGACTTCGCCGATGGTGCGGAGAGTGTGGGGATTTTTTTGTTTTTTTGTAAAATAGCAAAAAAAGCAGCCATGAAAAACATGACTGCCGTACGGTATGGGACTAAATCCCGAATGTAAACTTTATGAGGCTTTACCTCTAATACAGTCATATTTTATACTTTTTTTTGATTTTTGTAAAGTATTTTGGTTAGAAATACAATTCTTTAACTTTTGCATTGATGGCGTCAAGAGTTTCTGGTGATACTTTTATCTTTCCTACAGGGTCTAAGGGGTTCTTTTTGAGTATCCTATCTTTGCTAATGGTTTGTAGGCTGTCGCATTTTGCGAATGATTGCTTGAGGTATTTACCATAGTAGTCGATGACTTCTTTTAGATTTGAAATAGTGATTTGGAACTCTTCACTTGAAGTGTTTTTCTCAGTTATCTTCTGTTCTAGTTTAGCAAATTCTTTGTCTATGTACTTAAATGATTGTTGACCAATTATTTCTTGTAATGGAACAGTGTTGTCATTTTCTTTGGAAGTGATTGGGATGACTGTCAATGTCTTTTTGTACGGTGAATCTGTTTTATCAAGTACTATAGCCCAATGATTGTTTGATAACTCTCCACCAACGTTTACTCCAAATTCAACAAAGACTAGTGAACCACGATTAAACTTCCAATATTTCCTTTTGGGATTTTCTGCCTCGTAAAGATACTGCTCTGATTGTCTTTTGACAGCAGGGGCTAGGAAGCGGTATTTGGTGGAGGTGTGTTTTGCCTTGCCAAGTTTGTATAATTTTTCTACTTTGATGTAATTTTGTTTGGCATTCTCAAAGTATGGATTTTCTTTCATAAAAATCTCCTCCCTACCTCTCCCTATACACCTCCACGACTTCGCCAATGGTTCGGAAGTCGGTGTCTGCTGTGATGGGGATGTTGTCATAGTCTGGGTTCAGGCTGTGAAGATAGGCGCCTTGGTCTGTGATGCGGAGTTGTTTGATGTAGGCGTCGCCGTTATAGGCAAATACTCCGATGTCGCCGTCTGATAGATCTACAGATAGTTTGACGAATATATAATCGCCTGAGTGGTATTCTGGTTCCATGGAGTCTCCGTAAATGGGTACAACGAAGTCGGCGTCCACTTCAATAGGTAATTCGATAGTCTCAACCTTTACATCATTCAGATACTGACCTGTGCCAGCGGAAGCAGGTTGGTCGTAATAGTTGTAAGTAAAGTAGATTGCTTGCAGTTCGTTTACTGTATTCTTACTGTCTGTTACTGTATTTTGTTTGTCTAGGAGCTCGCTAGAGTAGCGTAGCACGTTTTTCTGGTTTGGTTCGGTTAATTGCACCACCTTGTCCGAAATCTGCTCTATGAGGCTGTTAGGGGCTGTAGGGGTGCGTTGAGGGAATAAGTCATCAATAGAAACACCAAAAACATCCGCTAAATCGAATAAGGTATCTTTTTTAGGTGAGCGAAAACCTTTTTCATAATTAGCTATTGTGGTATCTCCCATCCCGATACGTTTAGCCAATTCTTTTTGGGTCATGTTACGAGATAATCGGAAATCTTTTATTCTTTGACCTATATAAATCGCTAATTCTTTTTCGTTCATTGTTTCAGCCTTCTTCTATTATTTTCTAACATAATTATAACACAATGTTTCACGAAAAGAAAAGTTTTTTTGCGTTTTTCGCAAAAAAAGTGTTGACACTTCACGTAAAGTGGAGTATAATATAATCAAGGTTAAGGAATTAGCCTAATAACACAGGAGGTACAGCCAATGGCAAGACACGAAAAAAAGCCTAAACGCAGAGAAATCGAATTTGACATTCAATTCTTCTGGTTTAGACTTCGAGTAAAATACTTAATCGAGTGGTAGCTTGATTAAGTAGGGGGGCAGGAGCCTCCCTCCCTCGTAAGAGGGATAGGTATAGTGTACCACATTGGCTGTACTTCCCGCAAGGAGTATCTTATGAGTTGGAAAAAAATTCTCTTTGGTAGTTATGAAAAGACCTTTGTCAGTCAGGATGGCAGGGCAAAGACGACTATCTCTATCAAGGGTGGATTGTTGCTTAATCTGTTGGCACTGGTCGGGCTGGTTGGCTTGATTTGGTGGCTGATTGGTCTATTTACATAGAAAGGAGTGATGGTTATTGCAATTATTGTTGTATGAGGCTCGAAAAAAAGCTGGATACACTCAAAAAGACATTGCTGACAAGCTAGGGATTTCAGAAACGGCTTACCGTCAGAAAGAACTAGATCAGTATGAGTTTAAATTGACAGAAATGTTCAAAATCGCTGATATTCTTGACAAAGATATTGGCGATATATTTACAAGGAAAACTTCACGTAAAGTGGAGTAACAAACGCACCAGCTCTGCTATTTCCCCAATGGTCAGTCTTTGGTCAAACTTTATACAATACTTGTATAAAAAGTTCTTGACTTCTTCAAGAACTTTAACTAACAGGTGGAAGGAGGGGTGACCATGACGTCTATACATGTGTCTTTGTCGGTTGAGATGAAGAAGCGGTTGGGGGTGGAGTGCCAGCGTCTGGGGCTGTCGATGGCGGCTTATGTGCGGTTGGTGCTGGCGGAGAAGTTGAGAGAGGAGTAGGGCGGTACAGCTCTGCTATTTATGGAAAGGAGGAGGGGATGAACGAACTAGAAAGAACAGCCCTCAATGAAATACTGAGGACTGTGACATATATTGCTGAAAGGGTGGATAGACTTGGAGAACAGTTATATCCACATCTTACAGAAACAGATAAAAAAGAGGTGCTGGCATTGATAAATGATGCACTTTCGAAAGGAAGAGGGATCTCTGATAATGATCTTGACGGTGTCAAGTTCCAATCGAATACTCCTCAGGGGATAGAAGGTGTTAGATAAACAACGTTTCTAATTTCTTTAGCTCTAGATGATATTCGGGCGAAATATGGCTATAAGCTTTGTTAAAAAAGATATTCAAATCAGTTTCTGTATATAGTGCAGACAGTTTACGACACTCTGCTAAAAAGTCTGGCCTGCCTTGGAAAATGGGAAACATAATCGCAGCTATGTAAGTGTTTATCTTACGATTTCCTATGGGATTATCTTTTAAGTAGTCCAAAGGTAATTGTTTTAGATTTACAGGTTCGCTTTCTTGAAGCTGTAATTCGCTGTACTCAAGCGTGAAGTCTGTGAAAGATTTAATTATCGAATTTGCAGATTTAGACCACTCTTGAGCAAAACCTTGAAGAAAAAGGTGAGAAGACACTTCGCCCAACACTTCTTCAAACCAAAACATCGGTGTATTAGAAGGCGATTTGTAATAAGCGTGCAGTAGTTCATGACCTAGTTGGTAAATAACTTGAGCATTTTCATTGATTTCTTGCGAGTGCAAGAAAATCAAATGGTCTTCTGGAAAAGATACTGGGCAGTCGATAAATGGAGCGAAGATAATCGCTATGTTTTCGTCTTTGAGATTAGTGAAAATGTCTTGCGTAACACTTGCTAGATGGTCAAATATAGCTGAGTACATAGCAGAGTTAAATGGCTCTGGCAGTGGGCAGACAGATTGATAAAACATCTTCCAGTTTGTCGCAGGAACAAAATACTTTTTCATAACAGTTCTCCAATCGTTTTTATTTTAATTATAACAAATTTACTAACTAACTAGAAAGGAGAAGGGGATGAGACCAAAACGTTATCCGTATCAAGGAAAAAAAGCTTCGACCACAGAAATAGTCAAAGCTTGGAAAAAAGATTGTTTAGAAATTTTACAAAAGCAGATAACTTCTATTGAAGAGAAGTTAGCGCTACTTTATAACGAGTGAACCGCCATGCTCAATGACAGTATATCCACTCTTCTCTAATTCTTGAATTATTTCTTCAACAGGCATCGCATAGAGTTTTGGATTTATAGATGTTATCGGACTTGATAATCGTTCGTCAAAAGCAAATTTTAATTGATTATCCAAATCTGCCCAAGTCTTAAGCTTTTTTTGATTATTTGGTTTTGGGCTTAACTTGCTCATACTTCTTCTCCTTTCCTTAATATTTGACGTACAGGAGAAAATCACTAGATTTGGTAGTTAAAGTTGGATTTATTTCCCTGATTGTCATAAGTCGATAGTAACAAAAATATATAGAAAGGTCTATATATAGAAATAATATCAGTCTAAAGACGGATTTAGCTCTATATATAGTGGTTTTGAAGATGTGGGAGAAAATCGAAGAACTTGCTAATATCCGAGGAATGACTATCTACGCTTTAGCAAAGAAAGCAGGTATCAATTATACGATGTTGGCAGAACTAAAATCTGGGAAGAAGAAGGATATGATGTTTAGTAATGTTGTTAAAATTGCCAAGGCTCTTGATGTGAGTCTGGATGAATTAGCAAAAAGCTAATAAAAATAGCCCCATGACGAAGTCAGGAGCTTACTAAAATTTACACTTAAATTATAACACACGAAAGCGAGGTTTGACAAGATGGATGACATTGCTGAAAGCCTCATATCACGATTTATCAGTCAGCTAAAAGTCAGACTGGTAGAGGTTTTCGAGGTATTTAACCTAGAGCTTGCAATGCCTTTGTTACTCAATAGCAAGCAATGCAAGAAGTTGCTAGGTATTGCAAATGAAACGGAATTCCAGAGGGTGTCACACTTGAAGGATTTTCCAAGGATTGAAAAGAAGGGATCACACCCACGATTTCCACGGGATGCCGTGGTTGAGTGGATGAAAGAAAATTGGAGGTTATTATGACAGAAGCGATATTTACATTAGGAATTTTCGCTCTGCCGATTTTGACGGCAGCAGTAGTAGAACAGCGGAAGGCGGAAAAGCAACGCAAGAAACGTGAAGCTAAATTGCTTAGGGAACAACTGACAGCCCTGGCTTGTGAACGTGCAGTTGAAGCTGATCGCTTAGCCTGGAAGAACTGTGTTAAACAGTCTCTTGCAAACTGGAAACCAATCAAGTTTGCAGATGATGCGCCAGCTCGAACGGCTAGAAAGTGGGGCAGACATGCACATTAGTAATGGGATTGGACGGGAAAATCAAATTGATCAGATTGTCTATTTCACAGGTAAAACACGACAGTTTTATCAAGCTATGTCACCGTACGAACTTGCTGTGGAATTGAAAATCGTGAAGATCCAGGCAGGGCTAGTATGACAATTTACGACAGAGAATACGTGTGTGACGATTGTCTTGAACAATGGGAATCGCGCTCAGAAGAACCAATGATATTTTGTCCATTCTGTATATCAGATGAAGAGCCGAGAGTTATCGGAAAGTGGAGGGCTTATGACTAGTATTGAAAGGATTAGGGAATACTATCGCGAACATCCGAACGCATCTTCTAAGGAAGTGTCAGAGGTATTGAAGATTAAAGAGAATACTGTCAAGGCTTCGATTTCTAAAGATGTGAAAAATCGTCGGGCAGTTCGTTTAGATAATGGTGGTATTGACTATACAGATTTTTTTGAGAAAGATGAATGGTTAAAAGCATTCCGTGAGTATCAGAAAGAGATTCTGGAAGAGCAGATTGAAGTCCTGCGAGAAGCAAATCGTAGAGAGATTGATAGCAACCAGATCCGCTTGAACGCTCGTGAGATACGGATGTTGCTGAATGATTTGGCTAGATTATGACAAGACAAGATTTAATTGAACTAATGGAAAGTGATGCAGCAATCGGCATCAAGGATTTTATGGCTATGCATGATCACTATGTTGCCTGCTTGATTACCCACAAGCAAGGTTACGACCATGACCAGTTGGAGTATATCGCTGCATACGTTAAATTTTTGGAAAATCATTTTATGGAGGATTTATGAAAATCTACATAGCGGATGACAAGCGGTTGATTGTCGAACCTTCGTGGTTTGACTGTTTCGACCATACAGGGAAAGAATATGTGAATCTCCCCAAAGCTAAGATTCAATTAAAATCAAAAATCACTGATGTAATTGAGTCAGAGATTCGTCTAGCAATCGCAGAAGTCATCAAAGAATACCAAGCTGAAATGGCAGATTTACCGCTTGAAGATATTTTCGTTGAAAAACGCAAGCAAGTGCGTGAATCCTACGACACAGAACAAGCGGTTGCGGATGTGATAGAAAGGTGGCAGAAATGAAAATTACAAAAGCGACAGATATAACGTTAAATGATTCCTGTTATCTCATCTATGGGAACCCAGGGTTTGGGAAGACTTCGGCATTGAAATACATCCCAGGTAAGACCTTGGTGATTGATATTGACAAGTCATCCAAGGTTCTAAACGGGTGCGAGAATATTTCTATTGCGGAAGTAGACTCGCATAAAATCTGGGACGAATGGTTGAATGTTGTCAAAGAATTACTAAAAGGAGCGGCTGAACCATTCGACACCATCGTCGTCGACAATGTATCAGAACTCTTTCGGGCTTGCTTGGCGAATTTAGGTCGCGAGGGCAAGAACCACAGGGTGCCTTCTCAAGCGGACTACCAACGGGTAGATTTCACTATTTTGGATAGTTTGCGGGCCTTATTGCAGCTGAAAAAACGTATTGTGTTCACAGCTTGGGAGACTTCGGATCAGTGGACGGATGAAAATGGCATGATTTACAACAGGGCCATGCCTGATATTCGTTCTAAGATTTTGAATAACTTCTTAGGCTTGACCGATGTGGTGGCTAGATTGGTCAAAAAGACCACTGAAGACGGCGAGGAAGTGAGAGGTTTTATTTTACAACCGTCGGCAAGTGTCTACGCAAAAAATCGTCTGGATGACCGTAAGGGGTGCAAAGTAGATGAGCTTTTCACTACGGAACTACCAAGTTGAACTGATTTTGGATATCAAGAAATCCATGCTTGCAGGCCACCGTAAAATCATGGTGCAGTCACCCCCACGGTCCGGAAAAACAGTTTGTATGGCTCACATCGCCAAGAATGCGACAGATAAGCAAAAGACGGTACTGTTTTTCAGTCATCGCAAGGAAATCAACGAACAAGTTTTTGAGACATTCAGCCGCGCTGGTGTCGACATGGGATTGGTCTATATCGGTACAGTTGGTAGTATTGTCAGGAAGTTAGGAAAATTACCTTTGCCGACACTCATCTTGGTGGATGAAGCGCATCATATCAAGGCTAGTCAATACCAACAGATTTTAAAATATTATCACCAGGCGGTACAGTTGTTTTTTACAGGAACTCCGATACGCTTGGATGGTTCTGGTTTTGACGATATGGCGGATGATTTGGTTGTCGGTAAATCTATCCTGTGGTTGCAGGAACATGGCAATATTTCAGAGTTTGACTATTATTCTATCAATCTGCTTGATCAGGCAAAGCTAAGGAAACGGCAGGGCGAGTACACGAACCAGTCGATTGATGATAGTTTTGATTTCAAGCAACAGCACGGCGATTACTTGAGCCATTACGAACGTTTGGCAAAGGGAAAACAAGCTATCGTATATTGCCATAGCGTAGAATACGCTGAGAGGGTTTCTAAGCGATTTTTTGAAGCAGGGTACCAATCAGCCGTAGTGTCTGGAAAAACTCCGAAAGTCGAACGAGAGCGGGCAATGCGTGCCTTTCGTGACGGAGAAGTGACTATCATGGTGAACGTCAATTTATTTACTGAAGGGATTGACTTGCCAGGTGTTGACGTCTGCATCATGCTACGACCGACGGCATCGTTAAGTTTGTATTTGCAGTTTGCAATGCGCGCCTTGAATCCCAGAGATGGCAAACGTGCCATACTGATAGATCATGTCGGAAATCACATTCGGCACGGTCTGCCAAACGATGACCGCTACTGGACCTTGGAAGGCGTTGATAAAACAAAATCATCCAGTAAAGAGAAGGAAGAGGCGCCTAAGACTTGCGAGAATTGCTTTGCGACATTTTATAGGGATAAGATTGTCGATGGAAAATGTCCTTACTGTGATGAACCATTGAAAATTATCAAGGATATTGAACAGGAGGCAACAAATGAAACGTTAACTTTAATCAACCAGGGGATGGAGTTTGTCTCTATCCGCGGTGAGATGATAGAAGTGACACGGGAAGAGGCTTTGGTCTACAAGCGTGTCAAACGATATGGTAAGAAATACGAGAGATGTGAGTCTCTCGCAGAATTAAAAGCATTTAGAATTATCCACGGTTACGCCCCAGGCTGGCTGTGGCACAAACAAAAAGAATTAAACCTTTGGAGGAATTAAGAATGGGACTTTTTACAGTAAATTATGAAGCAGCAGAACAATTTTCATCTATCGAAGACGGAACTTACGAAGTATTTATTTCACATGTGGAGCAATCTGCAAGTAAAGGTGGCACCGACTTCTTGGATATTCGCTTGAAAATCCGTGAGGACTTCCAGCAGAAGTTCCGCAACAATCTTATCTTTGACAAGATTTGGATCAACAAAGAAACCTTGCAATACCCTGAATTTGCTCTTCAGCGTTATGCTAAGGCGGTAAAATTGCCTGAAAACATTGAAATTCAGACCGTGGAGCAGTTTTTGAACCTTATCAAGGGTAAGAACTTGAAAGTCACGGTTAAGAATGAGCAGTCTGAATACAACGGTAAGACCTATGACAACCTGAATATCAAGAAATACGAGCAATCAGAATTGCCACCAGTTGCTGTCCAAGCTAGTCAGCCTGTTGTGGATGACTTAGATTTGCCATTCTAAGACTATGGCAGGAATGGTAGAATACGCCTTGCACTATGCTCGCCTTGGTTTTTCTGTCATTCCGATTGATAAGAAGAGCAAACGGGCCATAACAGCGTACAAGGATAAGACTTTTTCAGAATTAGAAATCAAGCGTCTGTGGCGTGATAACCCAGATGCCAACATAGCTGTAAAAACAACGGATTTCTTTGTTATTGATATTGATGTTCGAGATGATGTGGATGGCTATTCCAGTTTTGAAGAATGGGAATTGAAACAATATATCCCTGCCACTCTACAGGCGACAACGCCGAGTGGTGGCAGGCATATATTTCTCAAGAAACCTAAAGGTGTTCAAATTAGTCAAGATATTAAGGTTCGTCCAGGAATTGATATCAAAGCCCACCCGAACAATTATGTCTTGGTAGCACCTAGCAACAATCCCAAGAGAAAATATGTCTGGGATCAGTCTGTCGAAGAGATGGCAGAGGCTCCGATGGAGCTGTTGGACATCTTACAAGCAGAGAAGAAACCAAGCAAAATCAATTTTATAACTAAATACAACCCAGAATACAGCAGTAAAACAGCTAAGCTATTTGAACAAATTGTTTTCGGTTTGGGTGATGAAGGTGGAAGAAACAATAATCTAGCTAGTTTGATTGGCGGGTTATTGATCCGTGGTGTTGATGAGGAGGCAGCTTATATGTTAGCAAAAATAGCTAATCATTACACGCCAAGTCCTCTATCTCAGCAGGAGGTAGATAGGACATTTGAAAGTATGTTAAGAAAGGAGCTTGATAGGCGAAGTGGTATTGGATATAGCGAAGATTAAAGCAGAGTACGAAAACGTCGTTCCACATCCAGCTGTCTACGAAAAACCGACCGACTGGCGTGAGATTCGTCTGGCCTGTCGTGATTACAGAAACGACTGGCTGGAAAAGGCTAAGTGGAAAGAAACGCAGTATGGAACCATGGAAGAAATAAAAGAGCCACCGAAACGCTTGACAGAGTTAGCTGTTGCGGAAGGTTTGGAACAAATCCTATATGTCATCAACCTACCGAACGACAGGGTGGCGGTTTATGATCCTGACGCTGGTTATTATCATAAAGACCCATCTTTTGCTTACAAGGTTATCAGATTGTTAGAACCTACTTTTACCGAGACACGGTCCAAGAACGTACTATTCATGTTAGCAGCAACCAAACGGAAATATCTATATGATGGATTCTCATGCGATTTTTCTATCGGGGATTACCAGGATCCGAAACGTTTCATTCTGGTGAAAAACGGTATTTTTGACAAACAGTTGAAGAAGATGTCGGGTTTTACCCATCGGTTCGTGGCATTTTCAACCATTGAGACAGAGTATGATCCGTTTGCGGCATCACCAAACATTGACGGTTGGGATGTAGATAGTTGGTTACTGGATTTGATGAGCGGTGACGAAGACTTGGTTCATCTCTTATGGCAGGTTATTTCAGCCAGCCTAAATGGGAACTACTCGTACAGGAAGTCTATCTGGTTTGTCGGTGAAGGAAATGACGGTAAGGGTACGGTCCAACAATTGATTACAAATATTGTCGGTATCCGTAATGTAGCAACCTTGAAACTGAATCAGTTTTCGGAACGTTTCGCCTTGTCAATGATTGAAGGTAAAACTGTTATCATCGGGGACGATGTGCAGGCTGGTGTTTACATTGATGAATCGTCGAATTTTAACAGCGTCGTGACTGGTGAGCCAGTATTAGTCGAGGAGAAGAATAAGCAACCTTACTCGACCGTGTTCAAAAAAACCGTCATTCAATCAACCAACGAATTGCCGAGGTTTAAGAATAAAACCAACGGAACCTATCGGCGTTTTCTTATCATCCCCTTTCGGAAGACATTTTCAGCCAAGGAAGATAATTGGCAGATTAAGGATGAGTACATCAATAGGGATGATGTGAAACAGTATGTGTTGAAAAAAGCCCTTGAGTTAAACTTCACACGATTCAGCGAGCCACAGGCAACGCTGGATGTCTTGGAAGAATTTAAATCTAGCAACGATACAGTTAAAGCGTTTATTGACGAATGGTTCGGAACATTTCAATCCGAACGCCTGCCGGTCCGTTTCTTGTGGTGGTTGTATCAGGAGTGGTGCAAAGAAGAAGGGATTACAAAAGTGGCTAAAGGAAAGTTTGAACGTCAGCTCATAAAATTACTCCCTGCAGAATGGGAGAAGAAAAGAGCAAAACCGACAAGGAGATTCAAACCATCGCTGGATGTTCCTCGCAGATATACAGGTTTTTATTGGGATAACGATAACGACCCTAACACGACTGCAGTTTGTCTTGATAAAAAGTTACTGGTTACTGATTAGGTTACCGAACTTTTATAGATAGGTAACCTAGTCAAACCCTTGATATTACTGAGTTTTTGATAAAAAAGTTACTGGTTACCTATCTTCTCTTATTATTTATTAAATTATAAATATATAAAATATATATAAATAGAAAATAGGGGGTAACGGGTAACTTTTAGGGGTGGAACAAGGGCTAAACCCTTGATATGACTGGTTTTTTGGAGGTTATCTATCTTTTTTCGAGATGTGTAACCTTTAGTAGGAAATATATGGAAAAAGAACATAAAATACAAAATGATATTCGAGTTGGTTTGACGGAGGCTGGTTGTCTGGTCTTCCGTGCCAACGTTGGCAAAGTCCGTACGTCTGATGGACGATACTTTGACACAGGTCTGCCAAAAGGTTTTAGTGACTTATTTGGATTTAGACAAGACGGACAAATATTTTTCATCGAAGTAAAAAACGAAAAGGGTCGTGTACGACCAGAGCAAGAGAAATTTATCGATCGAATGCAAAAGTTCGGCGCCTTAGCCGGTGTGGCTAGGAGCGTTGAGGATGCGATGGATATCGTAGGAGGAAAAGCAAATGGAACAATTTAACAACGTAACCAAACCAAAACATTACCAAGGTAAGTATGGTATGGAAGCCTTGGATGTGGTCAAGAATTTTATCGGCAATCTAGCCGGCGAATGTGCTTATTACTGGGGCAATGTCATCAAGTATCTGTTGCGATTTCAGCAGAAGAACGGTGTCGAGGACTTGAAGAAGGCTAGACAACATTTGGATTGGTTGATTGAGGAGATGGAGGAAAGTAATGAAAATAATAAGTGATATGAAAAGACTATTTTGTAAACATTCTTGGAAGGAATTACCGCGCTTTATCGCGTTGAATACTGGGAAAATTTCTCCTAAACGCAAATGCCTAAAATGTGGGAAAGTTGAGGATGTATCTTGAAATTCCTAGACCTATTTGCTGGCATTGGCGGTTTTCGTCTTGGTATGGAACGTGCCGGTCACGAATGTATCGGTTTTTGCGAAATAGACCAATTTGCCAGAAAGAGCTATAAGGCGATACATGATACGGAAGGAGAATTTGATTTTCATGACATTACAAGAGTCACAGATGAGTCTGTTAGAGGAATCGGACGTGTGGACGTTATCTGTGGAGGATTTCCGTGCCAGGCTTTCAGCATTGCTGGAAAGCGAGCAGGATTTGAAGATACTAGAGGGACTTTGTTCTTTGAGATTGCTAGGTTCGCATCTATTCTCAGACCTAAATATCTATTCCTTGAGAACGTCACTGGACTCCTTAACCACGACAACGGAAATACATTTGAGACCATCCTCGGAGCGTTGGATGAATTGGGGTATGATGCGGAATGGCAAGTGTTCAACAGCAAGAATTTTGGAGTCCCCCAAAACAGAGAGCGGGTGTTTATTATCGGACATCTTAGAGGAGCAGGTGGACGAGCGATATTTCCTTTCGGAGGAGATGACACAGCGATTGAACAAGACAAGCAAGGCGTAGTCGTTCAAGTCGGAAATTTGCATGATACAGATAGTTTTGGAGGCAATCCGCAAGTAGGTCGTATCTATGATCCAAACGGCATCTCTCCTTGTCTCAATACGATGCAAGGTGGCAATAGAGAGCCTAAAATCATCCAACGAGGCCACGGATACAATCAGGGTGGCGAGCATGATATCACCCCGACATTGACCAGCAACAGCTGGCAGGAGAATAATCATGTTAAGGTTTATGATTTTTACAACCGAAAAACCAAAGACGAGGTTGGCACACTCACTGCCAGTGGCCATCAGGGGAATACCAAAGCAGGGACATTCGGCATATTAGATGGTATCCGCATCCGCAAACTGACACCTCGCGAGTGTTGG